CACCTGCACAGGAGCAGCCGCAGCATCATCGGCAGGAAGCCTCACCCCGTATTCCGTCGCTAGTTTGGCAAGCAGATTTTGATCGGGCTGGCTCAGGGCTGCCCCCTCAAGGAGTTCAGTGACGAACTCTTTTGCGTTCATTAGAAGCCTCCAATGAGCGGACAGTTGCCGCCAGAGATGCGGTTGAAATAGCGCTGGATGCTAAAGCCCAGCGTGCTGCCACCAGAGGCTGAGCCGATGCACCTCACCTGGGTGTAGGCGCTCGTCACCTGGAGCGACACCTGCAGGCCAGCCTGCAGGGAGTTGTTGAGCGGGCTGCCCACCGTCTGGATATCGGACCAGTTCACGCCATCGGGCGACTGCTGAAAGTCGTAGTTGAGGGTGTTCGTTCCGTCATTTGAAAGGATGACGTTGGCGTTCACGGACCCCTGCTGGGGCATCACAAAGAGGGTGCCGGTGACACTGGGAACTACCTGTTCGTCGGTTACAAAAGTCTGCATGATATAACTACCCGTTAAAACTCATGAATGGTCGGCTTGGAGAGTCGCCGGTATTTCTTGGGCAGTTGAGTCTTGGGTGCAGGCTCGACGGATGCGGGTGCAACTATCCCAACCTCTTCACCCGAAACGGGACTTGTTTTCTTGGTTGCCGCCTTTCGTTTCACGACTCTCTGCCGGTGGATTATGATGAACAAGGTGGCTGTGGCAGCGATGATTCCGGCGATCTCCACCTCGTTCAGCATGTGACGGCACAGGGTTGCCGCCATGCCTATCGTGGCTTGGGCATAGGAGTCATGAATGATGTCTTGGATGAGTTCCCGCCTCTCGGTTCCCGAAAACATTGCCAGCATTCCGGTTTCTACGGTTACCTCCTCATCCCTCAATCGTTGGTCAAAGGTTCCATGCTCTGGATCTTCCCTGTCTGCCGGTTCATGCACGTGCTCAACAAGACCCTTGCTGATGACAGCCAGCATTAGGTTGCGGGCGGCTGCACCGGCAAGGCTGTTGGACCGGAGCAGGCGGTTCAACTCTTCCCGAGACGGGCTGTTATTGGGGTCTGGAATTTCGGGATTCATCAGAAGGCCAGCCTGTGCTGCAGGGTCGGGGTGAAGGTGGAGTCCTTGGCGATGCCAGGTATCGTCCAGCGGATGAGCAGGGTGTTGTCGCCCGAGTACAATCCCGCCTCGGTGATCAGATATCCGTTGGCATCATTGACACCCAAGGTGAAGTAAATCTGGGCATAGAAGGGCGACGGATAGGCCACGTAGTCCACCAGCTTGGTATTGAAGGCGGGATTGTCCTGAGCCACGAGGTTCACCTGCGCCTGAAGCTGGGTGTCAGCCGTTGTGGGCGGGCGCACACCTGTGCCCACGCCGAACCTCTGGAGCACGTAGCTGCCCACGGGTGACCGGTAGGTGGAGGCGTAGCACAGATACTGGCGGAAATTGTCGAGCTGCAGGTTGAGGCCTAGGGGAATCTCGTCCCCTGTCAGGTCGAATCCCGCCACAGCCTTGCCGGGTGTGATCCATCCGTAACGGATGGCGTCGGCAAGTTTTACCGACTTTCCCTCGGCGTCATGTACGGCGATGACGGAACTGAACCCAGTAAAGTGCTTCACGCACTAACTAGCCAGTTCACTTACCCCTAAAGATGCGCCAGACAGGCTGCCACGTGATTTTCGCTATCTCCCACAGGGTTGCTGCGGTGATGATGGAAAACAGGATGCTGAAAACTATCTTGAGCGGGCTCATTTGCGTTTCTTCAGCCCATCCTTGTAGCGGTGGGTCTTGAAGTTGGAGATGCGGAGCACGGTGACTCCATTGACGTTGATGTACATGACAGGCTTTCTTGCTGGTGACAGCATAGTCTGTACCTCCACGTCCTCGGTTCCACCCCCGTTGATATCGCTGAGTTTGCCTGCGTTGTGGAACTCGGTCCACTTGTGAAGGGCATCTATCAATTCGCTCTCGTGGAAAGGTTTGCTGTTCTTGATGGCTCTGGCCTGCGTAAGCGCGGCTTGAATGAAGCGGGCCTGTTCCTCGGGTGTGAGCGGGGGATAATCCTCGAAACTCCTGACGATGAACGTCACAAGGTCAGCATAGCCCCTGATCAGTTCCTCCTTGGTTTTGGCGGGTTCAATCATGGTGAAGCTGCGGAAAACAATGTTATGCCGATGCCGACAAGCATCAGAACGCAGAAAACAAGCGATACCAGCGCGACAACTGCCCAGAAGAGATGGGTGACCAGCCATGCATAGCGCCCGAAAAGCGCCGCCAGTACGAAAACGATGATGAGTAGGCCTATTAGCACCTCACCATCTTAGCAGTTTAACCGTAAATGTAAACAATAATCGTTATCGGGCACCCTGCTTGAAGTAGGCCTCCGCCATGATGGCCGCCTTGGCTGGACAGGTGTTTGCCTCAGATAAGATGCTTTGCACCAATGCTTTGGTTGCCTCAACCTTGCCCACTACAGCCTGAAGCTGGTTGATCACATTGATCACCGGACTGAGGTCTTTCCTGAGATCGCTCGCCACAGTATTTGCAAGGGAATTGATGGCCTGGGTGATGGCTTGGGTGGCTATCTGGGTCACCTCATTCAGCACCTGCTGCTCGACACTGGAAATGACTTCGTTGATCAGCTTGCCAATGATGCTCTCGACGATTGACGCAAAGGGATCGATCCCAGGCGTGGAGACGGTGAGCCCCATTGGGATTGGTGTTTTCAGTGCCGAGAGGAGGCCATTGATGGATGACAGGAGCCCCTTAAGGGCGGGAATATTCAGGGCGTTCAGCACCTGCTGTTCGGCGCTCGTGAGGCTTCCCGATATTGCAGCCTGCAGGGAGGCCAAGTCTGCAGCGCTCACGGCACCCACGTCCAGTGTCACGGCACAGGGATTGGCCACTACAGCCTTCTGAGGGGAAACGATGCCTATGATGCTGCTCATGCTGTGAAGGTGGTGGTGCTGGCGGTGGCAGTGAGGATCATCGGAACGATGGGCGGCGACGTGGGCGATCCCGGTGATGAACTGATGTGGGTGTGGAGATTAAACTGCGCCATGATGAGATTGAGCGCGGTGGCGAGGTCACCCAGCCGCACCACCGGCCCGTAGGCCGAGCCCTCCGGTCCCAGTTGCACGAGGGGTGATACGATTTTGTTGACCAAATCGGCGTTGAGCGTGTTGTAGACGGCGTTCAATTCCACCGTGTTGCCGCTGATCGAGGCATCGTCTGTGTTTACTTCGAACGTGTTGGCCGGGTTGAACTGATAATCCTTGCCCGTGAATTTCAGGGCACCCACCAGAGCCACCATGTTCGGTGAATAAATGTCCAACTGCTGGGTGGAGTCTGTGAAACGAAGAATGTAACCGTTTGCCGTGCGGAAGGTAAGCGTATCAGGTTGGAAATCTATCACATGTCCATAACGTGTGAAAAAGGCACTTTTCGGGGCGACGGTGGGGGTGTCTGAACCGGCTGCAGCGGGGACTGTGGAAGCATTCGTGTATCCTCCTGGTGAGCGCGTCCATCCGGCGATGACACCTGTTTGATTTGTGTCTTGATTGCCCCATGTCCAGAGGGGTTTTTCAGGCTCTCCGTCCAGAAATTGCACATAGACATGATCACCCACATCGGGCAGCCACCCCACCATCCCGCTGTCATTTGTGCCTCCCGCAGGGAGGCCTATGGGAAGCGCCCACGGCAAATCGGTGTCGCTTATGGAACTGCCATCGGCTTCATTTCCGGTCACTGTGCCGTAGATGGCGGGCACCCTGCAGCGCAGTCGGCCCATTTTCAGCGGATCGCCATTGTCTTGCACGGTACCGGCGTATATCCCAAATAGAGTCCTCATCCCATTAACTGTGTCCGATAGTTACACTATGAGTGACTCCCGTGGCAGGATTGATGAAATGATGTCTGGCGGAGCCATCATGGCTTTGGCCAACCAGCAGGCAGAAAAGGCGGCCAAGAGAAAACTGGAGCCGCGGGTGTTTTTCGATGCTGCCGACATCGAGCAAAATTGCGGGCGCATCCCAAACATTGGCAGCTATCGCCCTCCCGGCTGGACTCTGGAGGAAAACAAGATGGTGGACAAGAGTGGCATGGGCGACGAAGGAGAGCCTGCTCTCACCCTGAGGGGGTACAAGCAATGGCTCAGCCAGTATTTGGAGGGTTCTGAAACTGTGGGTTGGGCCATCATTGAGGAGGGACAGTTTCAGATTGTTGTGGGCCGCTTCACCCAGGAGAAACAGCCCCAGCAATCCCTAGGCTTGGAAACTCCAGCAACAGAGTCTGTTCGCAGTAGGATTGACCGGATTTTTGAGATGAGCATGTCGAAAAAGCATTTCATTTCCCTCGCGGACATGATCAAGAAATGGAATTCCAATCCGGACAATGAACCGTTTACGGAAAGGCAACTGGAACTTCTAGCGCATTTTCAGGAACAGCAGAATTCTGCGTTCAAATGGGGCAGGTGGATGGATTATGTGCACGGCACGGCTGGCCCAGGCGGGGGCAAGATTCGCGGCCCCAAGACAGTCGCAACCGAGCTGTCTAACGAATACGGGCACGGGGAAGCCTGACACCAGTTAGGGTGTCGTGGGCTTAGTCGTCTCTCAATTCACCAATCCTTGGGGTGCCGCTTCCAGTGATGCCGCTGGAAATACCCAGTTGACGGGACAGCCCGCCCGTCCTGATCTGTGGCAGCTTGATTTTCGCGGGGTTGCTGGAGTGATGCCCGGTTACCTGACGGCAGCCTACAATGCCGAGGCTGGTGCCAACAATGCGGCCATGTACCAGCAGATTTTGGGAGCGCTCCCCACCGGGGACGGGGTCACGTTCCTTGCCCGCACCGTGCAACTGCCCAAGCGTGTCTTGGGAGTGGGCCAGCTTGTCAGGCGCGACAATGGGGCATTTGAGAGCCCAGGTTACCAGCCCAATGTGGGGCGCGTGGAGGTGACATTCATCCATGAACTGGCCCAGACCTACAACGGAAGTGCCATTTGGGCTCTCCTGACGGTTTGGCGGGCATTTGCCAAGGCGGGCGAGGGTCCGGATTTCCCCAACAGCCCAGATCTGCAGTTTGGCCTGTCGGCGGCAGCCACGGCTTACGGGGCTGGCGGAGGCCTCATGGGCACGGCAGGATCGGATTATCGGCAGGATTTCACCCTCACCCTCCTGACACCTGTTGCGGGTGCCACGGATGCCGATACTACACTGGCTCAAGGCCCCGGTTACACGGTGAAGAATGCGTGGCCTGCAGATTTCGGCTTGGAACAGGTGAATTACGACAGCGGGCGCACCCTGCTTGAACTCAGGGCGTCGTTCCAATGCGACGACGTGGTGCCAGACACCACTCAGATTCCTAACCTGCAGGGTTAGGTGGACGGAACAAAGCTGCTGCCAGCAGCACCCGGCAGCACGGACAGGTCGGACGGGTCGAGCGGGTAGTACCTGTCAATCTGAAGGTTCAGGTTCACCGTCACCACCTCATTGCCCACGGTCATGTCGAGGTTTTCAGCCACCTTCAGTCCCTTGACCAAGACACCTTCCAAGTACCACCGCGGACCATCGTTAAATGCATCGTTGGTCGTGTCCGTGGGATCGGCCACCGCCGACATGTTCGGGACGAGGTAGTAGATGAATCCGTTGGTCTTCACCAGGGAGGTGATGGCCACGCCGCCATTCTGGGAGTTGGCCGTAAGCTGGTGCCAGCGCTCCAAGATTTCCACTGTGCGGCGGTTGAATGCCCAGCGCACGTTGAGTTCCGCAGGGGCCAGAGCCACGTCCGCGCCGATGACGAAGTTCGTCTGCTGCAGCCACTTTACGGGAATCATCTCCCGCTCGCGCACGGGCCACGGAAAGGACTTGATTCCGAAGGCCACCTCGCTGTCCCAGAGGCCAGCACCGCCGCCCAGCACTTGGCTTGGAATCTGAAGTTCAACTCGGAACAGGTCCGGACGCAGCGGATCGAGCTGCGAGTTCTGGGCACCCCAGGCGTTTTGGTATTGGATGACAGGCATCGTGAATTGGTGTTAACCTAACTGTGCTCAACCCGTGACTGAGACGCCATTCACCGCATTCAGGACGGCACCGGCTTGGTTCACCGTGATGTTGAGCCAGATCTGCTCAGCCACCTGGGTGGGAACAATGGCCAAGTTGACGATCACTTGGTGGGCGTTCTGGGTCGTGGGCGTGTTGTTGACCGTGTCCACCTCAAGGAAGAAGTCCAAGAGCCCCCTGCGTCCCTGAACGGCATTGAGCAGGTTGGTGAACTCCAAGTTCAACTGGGAGTAGAGCACGGTGTCATTCGGGTCGAACACGTGGGTGATCGCGATGGCGGTCATGCCCTGCACGATGTAGTTGACCAGATGCACCGCATTGATGTTCTGCAGGGCGCTCTGGAGGCGCTGTGTCGTCCTGTTGCCCCAGACGAGCACCGACCCGTTCATGAGCAGGACGGGGTTCATCTCGTTCGGGAGCGAGAAGAAGGTCTGCTTGACCGAGGGGCTCACCCTTGGGTAACGGACGCCGTCCGCGTACTGGAGCTGGCCGCGCACCTGGCCTGCCGCCGCATACCACGGGGCATACTGGGCGAACGTGGCTGCCGCTGCCGTCAGGTATCCGATTGAGGGCGGCTGGTACTCCATGTTGCCCGTGAACGTGTTCTGGGCGAAGATCCAGTTCCAGAAGTAGGCACCACGGAAGTTGTTGATGCTCGGCTGGCCCGAGTAGCTTCCCTGTCCGTTGGTCCAGTCCAGAGCCTGCTGGGCAGGCAGGAGGTCGGGAACGTCGAGCGGGGCGAAGGCATTCAGGTCGGCTGCGACCCTGAGGAGTTCCTGTGCCACGGTCGGGTCAGTCTGGCCCGGTGCCGCAATCACTGCCAACTGGAAGTTTGCGGGATCGTCGAACACCTTGATGCCGGTGCCTGTGCCATCCGGATTGTAAATGCCGACATAGTCCGAGGGCTGGAGGCCGTTGGAGCCGTCGTTGCCCAAGGCGAACTGGCCGACGTTCACGAAGGTGTAGGCCAAGCCCCAAGGCTGAACCGTGTTGGCGGGCGGCTCCGAGCCGATGATGTCCTGCAGCCCCTGCCACAGCGGGATCTGGACAAGGGTGTTGTTGCTCAGCACCGTGGGGATCGCCAGTATCGTGCCCCAGTAGTTGGGCGATGTGGTCACCATCGTCAGGTTGTCGTAGGTGGCGACCAAGGCACCGTTCAGGAAGACGCTGAGTTTCTTCGTGTCCTGCGAACTTCCAGGTGAAACGGTGCACGCCAGCCCCGCCGCATTGCCATAGGCGTCCGTGCCATAGTTGGCCCAGCTTCCAGGGCTTCCCGCATTGAGCGTGATGGCATTCGTGTAGCCCCCAGGTGTGCCTGGTGCCGTCTGCACGAAGATGCTGGCAGCCGTGTAGTTGTCCTGCAAGGCGACCGCCTGCTGTCCGGTGAGGGTGTTGGTGAAGTTGATGAGCGTCACCACCTGACCGGCGATGGAACTGACGACAGCCTCGCGGGTGGTCTGGAAGCCGGTCTGGGTAAGCTTGATCACGTTGCCGACGACCAGTGCGCCTGCATTTCCCGTCACCGTGATGGTGTAGGTGCCCTTGGTGCCGCTCGCCGTACCGGCAGCCGAGAGGACGTTGCCGTAAATCGGGGCCACGAGGATCGTCTCGGCATAGTTGGCGGATGCGCTGTAGGTGCTCGTGTCGAGTTCGGCGGCGGTGTAGGTGGACGCCAAGGTGATTCCCACCGTGGAGGACAGGGTGATGGTTCCTGCGCTGACGCTGCTCACCTGAGCGTTCACCGTGGTTCCCAACCCGCCCTGCGTGATGCGCACATACTGGCCGGGGGAGATGCTTGTGGCCGCGCTTGAGAACACCAGATAGGAGCCTGCCGCGCCGCTCACGCTGCCCACGGTTGCAGCTCCTGTCGGGCCGATCGCAGCCGTGTACTGCCTGCCCACGCGGGCGATCTGGACGCCATCGGAATAGGGCGTTACCGCCGCCACGCACTGTGCCATATAGGCACCGGAAATGGCTGATCCGAACTGGGAGACATAGCCCCCGACATCGGTAACTGGGCTGGCTACGTTGAAAAGACCCCGTGTGGCCGGACCCACCAAACCTAGCGTAAACAACGATTCTGGCGTGTTGTTGAACGACTGGTCCGAGACGTTGACGTAGACATTCGGAAAGGTAGGCATGATAGGATTGCTGCCTTAACTACAGGGCACTGGAAACCCAGCAGCCACCAGGAGTAGATAGGGATATGGCAGCTTCACCTCAATTTGCAGTAGTCCCCCACTATGGCGCTGTCATCATGACGGCAGCCAACCCGAACAGGAATGGCACCGGCACCGTCTACACGGCCTTCACGGCGGGCACGGCGGGCAGCATTATCAACTGGATGCGGTTCACGCCGCAGGGCAACACCGCTGCAGGCTCCGTGCGGGCATTCGAATATGACCTGAGCAATTATCACCTGCTCTGCGATTATGCCACGGGCTCCTACAACCTGAGCGGGGCGGGCACCATGGCAGCCGTCACCATTGATTTCATCCCGCCGCCTGGGCAGATGTACATCTCGGCCAACAACTCCATCGTGGGTTGCCAGAACAACGGCGATGGCCCGTGGCAGCTTGAGGTGTTTGGGTTAGATTATTGAAAAACTTTCACAAGTTCTTCTTAGTCAAGGTCACCCACATATCCAAATAAGTTTCCAGATAGTGGGTGCAGGCAAACTGCTGGGCTTCCTGTGCGCGGGTCGCCCATTCTCCCGTGATCACTGTGGGACCCGCTTGATGGTCAAAGTTGCACTTCAGGTCGTAGGGGCCATAGGTGAGTTTGTTGGCCTCGCGCCACCCCTTGTTCAGGTAGAAGAAAAACATGGCCACCACGGGCGGCCATTCATGGGTCATGTCGCCGTAGGCACGCTCGCTCTTCCAGCTTGGCACGAAGAGTCGCATGATGCCCTCGGGTTTCAGCACCCGCCAGCACTCCTCCATGAAGGGCCAGCGGAGTTTCTGGGGCACGTGCTCCAGAAAATGGGAGGCATGGATCTCGGTAACCGAGTCATTTGCAAAGAGCGGGGCGCTTAAACTCGGGGCTCCCTCACCGTATTTTCTCCAAGGCAGTTCGAAAAGGTTTGCCTTGATGATGTCCGGATCATCAGGGGCGTACAGGTCAACGCCAGTGTACCCCGGCAACTTGTTCCTGCCACACCCCAAATCCAGCTTTATCTCAGGCGGAGGTGACGGGGCTGCTTTCTGTTTCTTGGCCATCCTACCAAAGAATATTATTTTCGACATCCAGGTGCCCGATTTTCACCCGTGTGTCACAGGCCACCTTAATCCCCAATTTGGCCATGTTTTCGAAGGCCCAGAGATCCTGGGTGTAGCATTTCACACCTGTAGCCGGGTCCCATGACTGCTTGGTTTCGAACCAAGGCTTGGGCAACTTCTTGAAAATGCTCAGCTTGAACAGGGTGAAGCCCATTCCCAGCCCGTGGCAGCGCTGCAGGGTTTCAGCGACAGGCCGCTGAGGGATGAAATTAAGCTGGGGCATGTTTGGGTCGCCGTAGATCATGGGCTGGCCTTCCTCGCCTTTTGTCCAATAAAGGCCTCCCACAGCGTCAAAATCACGCATTCCAGAATAGATCTTCAGCAGGCCGTCAGGGGGCGGGATGTTGTCATCCTCGATTGTCAGGAGGAACCTGAATTTGTCCAGTTGGGGGTGGCCTTGGATCATCTCAATGGCTGCATTGTAGGCCGCCCCCACCTCCATGCCGGTCATGTAAATGGGGCCGACGCACTGCTGGTTCATGGGGCGCATCAGGCCAGCTATGGCTGACACAAACCTCGGGCAGAGCGAGCGCCCGCCCCGTGTGGGCACCACGATGATGGTGGACAAGTCCTTGTATGAGCCACTGGTGTCCAGCCGCTGCTGAGCCCGCTTGAGATCGGCGTTCATGCCGCTCACCTCATAGGGCACGATGATCTCAGGTTTTATGTCGGCCATGGTCAGGAAGAACAGGCGTTACAGCATGTTGGTGCCTGTTGTGTAGCCAGAGAGGTTAAACCTTACCATGATGCCAGTGACGCCGTTGGCGTTGATCGCATTGGTGTTCAGGGGCACCGAGCCAGGGAAGGCTGACGTTTGTGCCGAGTATCCACCGAGCCCTTCGAAGGGGAACAGAAATCCGTGGTTGGTCACCTGCGAGGACGCTCCAAAGGGCTGGTAGGCCACGAGCGCCACCGAATTGTAATGCTGGCTGACGTTGACCAACTGGCTCAGGTTACTCGTGGTCGTGTTCTGTCCCCAAGCCAGCCAGTAGCGTCCCGGGGAGAGCGTGCTGCTCACGGGGATGACGAACTGGCGCTGGCCGCCGATGAAGCTGGCGATGCTTCCGCTGGCCGTCACATTGGAGGTGCTCACTG